TCATTTGGCATGATATTTGCTGGGGGCAGTTTGGCACAGGATTTGCTGGGGGCTGCCATTTTGGCAGAAACCGCCCGCTTTCTGCCATTTTGGCAGTCTGCCTTGTCTGCCGTTTTGGCAGGTTCTAACCGCCCAGTTTGGGTGGTACAATCCCCCATGTGGGGGAGAGTGTGGTTATCCCTACCATCGGGGGGTTATGCAAACTCCTCTTCCCCGTAAACGTCCCAGTCTGCATCTTCCTCGTGGTCGATGTATTCTTCCTCATCGTCCCAACCCGTAGCCTCTTCCACAATCCATTCCCTACCATCTTCGCAAGTCATGCTATCGGCAATGATTCGTTCAAAATCGCTCATTTGTTTATCCTTTTCAGTAAGCGTAGACAAAAACATTGTGGCTCGTGGTCTGATGCGTGATAGTTACAATCCACTTTCTTCCGCTACCATCCTCCCGCATTACGCTATTAATAATCCCAACGTATACCTTGCCCTTCGGGTCAACAACCGTACCATACTTGCCAGTTCGCATAGCGGCGAAAATCTTATCAAGATTGTTCATTGGATACCTTTTCCTTGGGACTATCGTACAATCGGACTATAGCCGTTTCAACCCCACTAGCAGGGGGTGGCCTCATATTCGCGGTAAACGTAGGTTGTCCAGTTGATCATATCCTCCAGATAGACCGACTTATGTACGGTCTCCAGATTATCATTTCCGAACATGATCGTGACCAGTGTGCCTTTCGCCAGAGCCTTGACGTTTACAATCTGACCCGCGAAGTATCGACCATCCTTGCGGGTTCCCGTGAAACCCTTGCCGACGATAACCGCACCGTGGTTTTCCGAACGCATTTCCAGGTCGTTTCTCATTTCCCTTTTCTCCCTTGTGATGCTCTGATTATACATATCATATCGTCGATTGCAAGAAAAAAAATCAGGAAAAATCCGTTGGTGAAAACTTCATCACTGTCATATTGGCATACCATTTGGCACAAGATTTGCTGTAGGCTGCCATTTTGGCAGAAACCGCCGCCTTTCTGCCATTTTGGCAGTTATCCCCCCTTTGGGGGAGGATTCGTTTTATCTTTCCTACTTATATAACCCTTACAGGTTATAATCTTCGGCCAAAACTTCCCAATCCCTATCGGTCGCCCAACTCGTGAGGCTTTCCAGATAAAAACTCTTGAACCGCGGCCCGTACTCGTCGCTCTCGATCCTCACCACTACGAACGTGCCTTTCGGAAGAGCCTTCACGGATTCAATCTGGCCCACAAAATCGCGACCATCCTTGCGAGTGGCGAAAATGTAGTGGCCGGTGTGAACGGGAGCGTATGCGGTGTGCATCTTATTAGCCTTTTGAGTTTGGGTTTCCATCGTAATCATGCCACTATCCTACATTTCATATCGGCATTTGCAAGTAAAAAAAATAGTCGAAACCATATTCTATCGACATTGTAAGTTTTCGAGTTTTTGGCACAGGATTTGCTATAGCCTTTCCCCACCTATGGGGGGTTTTTCTGTTTTGCCACCAATGGGGGGTTTCTCCCCCAAAACGGGGCGGTGGTCTAAAAACAATAAGCCACCCCAAATATAATTGGCCAGTTTCTTTTTGGTGTATTTCTCTATAATAGAATCAATTTGTTTTTAGAATCAAATAAATCTATGATATATAACATTAAATCTAAAGATACTTTTGATACAGTAAAACAATCCTGGAATACTGGTAATTCTAGAGAAACAATAGTGGCCAAACCCAAACCAAATCCAGTTTTAAACTTTATAGCGTGTAACTTTAGCATATCTATTACCGGATCCGTATCACAACTCAATAAATGTAAATATCCCACAGAAGCTGAGCACGGAACACAGCCAAACAAAGACTTGTTTATATTTCTATAACTCCACAGGTACATTGAATGTCAGACTGTAATGACCAATCTTTTAATTGCGACGATCCTATTGACTATACAAATAGCAATATTAATATTGATCAATTAACCAATGATGTAGATACAGTATCATGCGCACTTAATTCTTTATTAACAAGTATAACGGAACAAATATCTAATCTATTAGAAGAAAGTATAACCATAGATATAGATGAATTCATAGCCTGTAACACAAAATTTTGGAACAATCCAACATATGTTGGCCTTAACGAAATAACCATATCTAAACTACAGCAATCTTTATCTGGGTTGGGATTAACACAAAATCAAATTAATACCATAATAAATAGAGCTAAAAATATAAAAAAAATTCAAAGTTGGATTTTTAATAATAAAAACACTGGAGCTTGGAGAACAAACCTAGAGAGGGCTAGAAACAGAGTATTTCATTTTAATATACTTTGCACAGAAGGCGTACAAAAGTATAGCTTAACAACCCTCGGACAACCCACAAATAAAGATTGCTCAAAACTATGCACCATTCCTGTTAAATTAGAAATTCAAGCAAATTCATCTAGTGTTTTAGATACAATAAAATTATCTTCGTTACCAGAACTTTTATGCAATAATGGTCCTCTTGTTTGTAATTTTTCTTTTTCAAATACTAATTTTAAGACATTTTATGATAATGCTAAAATTTCTTCTAATCCTGATGATGCTATTTTTACATGGAGTGGAGAATCTTTAAATATTATAGATGAAAACAGCCCATTAACACATAGCGTTGTTTTAATTGGATATGAATGTTTTCCTGATAATGATAATCCTACACACTATATTTTTAAATTTAAAGATAGTTATAATTATGGTAATGCTCAAGGAGGTTTTCGCCCAGGTGTTTTTAGCATAAAAATTCCAACACAAAATGTAAATCAACTTGCATCAACAACCACACCATGGAATATTGGAGACACATATGGTCTAGGAGGACAATTTAGAATTTATGGAGTTATAGTTAAGCTTGTAGGATCTAAGGAAAAGATTAAAAAAGATCTTATAGATTCTAAATGTTGTTCAAAGTGGTATTGTATAGAAGAATTTGATTTGGATAATAATGCTATCTCTGCATGTAAAGAAAAATCCAAATTTGATCCATCAATATCAGAACTAATAGGTTACGATACTCAAGAAGAATGTGAAGCAAATTGCGGAGAAGCATCTGTTCAGGTAACTTTTAATCTAACTCCAATAAATTCGCAACCAAACTTATCTGATTTAGATTATTATTTATCTCAAATAAACAATTCATATTCTATACCAGTAACAGTAGTTGATGATATTATATCCGGAACATTATATATACAAAATACAGTTAATAATCAAATCTATGGCACCACAGTTAGTTACTATGGAAGTTCTATCGGATATACTATAGGCATAGTATTAGCGGGACAGAATTTTGTAAATGGAACACAAACAGTCTTTTCTTCATCATTTACTGGGTTGGAACCTAATCCGACAAACATATCTTTATCAACAAGTATTAATTTTGGAGGATGGTTGTATGGATCTATAGCTACTGGTAATACAACCTATTATGTGACGGGTTCAGTAAACACATAAATAAAAAGAGCAGGAATCAAATGACCCCTGCCCCTTTTGATCTTAGAATCTGTTATTAAACTCAGGTTTCTGATTGAAGCTCTTTAACATCACGAACTTTCTTTCTTCGACCTCGCGCCTTAACAATACCCAACTTTCGTCTTTGACGTCTTACCATTCCCGTAGTAATATTTTCGCCCGTCATATCTTTCAGCTTATTGGCCAATTCTTGGTCGCTTAAAAGGCCAATATTATCTCTAACAAACCCCAACTCACCATCACTCCACTTTTTATAACTACCCATAATACTATTTCCTTTTTGACAAAAGTGTACTAATAACTTATTATATAATACAACATTGTTCACTTAACGCAAGGACAAATTATGAAAATTGATAATATTATTCCGAGCGAGCTAAAAGTAGTTGCTAGTTCACATTTGGACATTTCACAAGACCTTAATGTTGAAGATCCCCCTAAAACTCTAGGCGAAATTCTTAATGAAAAAGAAGAAAAAAAGACCGAATCCCCAGATTGATGAAAACGAACTATTAAAAGTTATAGATATTATTACTAAAAAATTAGCCTACAAATTTAAATTTGGCTATCATGATATAGAAGATATGAAGCAACAGATAAGCATCTTTGCTTTGGAAGGGTTAAAAAATTATGATCACAAAAGGCCCCTAGAAAACTTTCTTTGGACCCACGTTCGCAATCGACTTTTTAATTACAAAAGAGATAACTATCAAAGGCCCGACAAACCCTGTTACTCTTGTCCTCTTTTCGACAAGAAAAATTCTCTCTGCACAAAATATAGTAACAAATATGATTGTGAATTATACGAAACATGGAGCAAAAGAAACGAAAACAAAAAGAACTTGATGCATCTTACCACTCTAGAAGAAACTAAAGATTATAGTAATATTTTTCTAGACCATAGAACTAACTCTTTAGAAAATATAGAAATACTAAAAATACTAGATGAAAATCTCAATGGGGAATTTCGGCTAATTTATCTCAAACTTAAAAATGGCAGTAAAGTACCCAAAAGCGACAAAGATAGATTACTAAGTCATATAAGAGAAATTTTATGGCAAAAAAACGCGGACAATTAAGCTTAGACGAAGAAAAATTCATACGAGATAGCATTGGTCAACTAAGCATAGAACAAATTGCTAATAGTTTAAATAGAAATATAGACCCTATCAATAGATATATTGATGAAAATAGATTATTTTCTACAGAAGAAAAAAGTGAAAATGAAGTTCTTTTAAGAAAACTACATAGTAAAAGTTTTTGGTACGAAATAGAGCGCCAATTCGATGAAGAAAGCGGCGAACTAGAATATTTTGAAAGTATTTGGATAGGATTAATTAAACAATTTAGAGAGGATGTTTTACCCGCTGAAGAAATTCAAATTAAACAATTTATTACTATAGATATTCTAATTAATCGTAGTATGAAAGAGCGAAAAAGACACATATCGGAAACGGAAAAACTGCAAAAATTAGTAGATAAAGAATATGAAAAACCCGAAGACCAAAGAGATATTCCACGACTAGCTAATTTAGAAACTCAATTAAGTTTTGCTAGAAATAGTATTAGTAGTTATACTAACGAATATTCTAAACTTTTAGGAGAACAACAAAAAATAGGCAAAGATTTAAAAGCTACCAGAGAGCAACGCATCAAAAGAATAGAAGACGGAAAAAGTAGCTGGGTAGGACTAATACGAATGCTAGAAGACGAAGAATTAAGAGAAAAAGAGGGCAAAGAAATGGAAATTCTACATATGGCCACACAAAAATATCAAAAAGATTTATTTGGTTATCACAACTACCAAGACAATACTGTAGATCGCCCATTCTTAAATCATGAAAGTGTAGTATTAGATGACTAGAAATTATCAAGACCCCCAATATAAAGAATGGCGCAAAAAAATATATGCTCGAGACAATCACAAGTGTCAATGGCCAAACTGTACTAATACTAAAAAATTACAAGCCCACCACATATACAGATGGGCCGATTTCCCCGGTCTAAGATATCATCCTCAAAACGGTATAACTCTCTGTAGACTGCATCACGAGCTAATCAAAAATGATGAAGATAGTTATAGAGAATTCTTTACAAAATTATTATTAAAATGAATCAAGACCCTTTTACAATTATAATTGATACAAGAGAACAAATTCCTTGGGAGTTTGGTTTCCATAATACGGCTAAAAAAAAGCTAGATACCGGCGATTATACTATAGAAGGTTTTGAAAATATACTAGCTATAGAAAGAAAAAAGAGTGTTAGTGAAATAGCTACTAATTTGAGCGAAAATAGATTCTCGGATGTTTTAGATAGATTAAGTAAAATTAAACATTCATATATGGTCTTTGAATTTTCTTTAGATGAAGTATACAGTTTTCCAGTTGGTAGTGATATTCCTAAAAAGCTATGGGACAAATTGCGTATTAGTGGTAATTATATTATCAAAAGACTAATTGAAATACAACTAAAATATAACATACAAGTGGTATTTTGCGGAGATTCTGATAATGCGGAAAAATTTTCTGTTAGTTTAATGAAAAGAATATATGAACAGTATCATACAAAATAAAAAAGTTTTTGAGGATGCTTGGCTTGGTCTGGGGGATCTTTCCAAAATCATAGTTGATACTAATCCTATGATCGGAAGGATAAAGGAAGATATAGAAAATCCAGATCTTCATTTGTTAAGACTGCTTAGAAATCCTAAGTATTTTGGTAGTACTTGTAAATTGTTATTTGATATAGAGCTTCATCCAATTCAAATAGCTATCTTACAAGAATTTTGGGTAAGACCATTTCCTATGTTTATAGCCTCTCGCGGTTTTGGTAAAAGCTTTTTGATGGCACTATATTGTGTGTTACGTTGTATGCTTGTGCCAGGAACAAAAATCGTGGTTGTGGGTGCTGCTTTTCGACAGAGTAAAATCATATTTGAATATATGGAAACATTGTGGCGAAATAGTCCCATATTACGAAGCATCTTCACAGGAAACAATGATGGTCCGCGTCGAGATGTTGATAGATGCACTATTAGACTAGGTGAAAGTTGGACAATAGCGGTTCCTATGGGTGATGGTAGCAAGATTAGAGGCTTAAGAGCGCATATTATCATCGCAGACGAATTCGCATCAATATCACCAGATATTTACGAAACAGTAGTATCAGGCTTCGCAGCCGTGTCGGCTAATCCAATCCAAAACGTTAAAGAAGAAGCTAAAAAGAAAGCGCTATCAGAAGCAGGACTATGGAATGATGAATTAGAAGCAGTCCAAATCAAAAAAGGTAATCAGGCGATCATATCCGGCACAGCAGACTACGCCTTTAAACACTTTGCTAGTTACTGGAAAAGATACAAAACAATTATCGAGAGTCGTGGAGACAAACACAAACTAGAAGAAATTTTTAAAGGAGAAGTACCAGATAATTTTAATTGGCAAGACTATAGTATTGTGCGTATACCATATGAACTTATTCCTAAAGGTTTTATGGATGATAAACAAGTTAGTCGAGCTAAGGCTACAATACATACTGGTATATACAACATGGAATACGCAGCATGTTTCACAGAAGATAGCGATGGATTCTTTAGACGCAGTCTTATAGAGAGCTGTATTGCTAGTGAGACTAAACCTATCATTATAAATGGTAAAACTGTAATATTCGACTCGTCCACAACAGGAAATCTTAACTTAGAATATGTTTATGGGATAGATCCAGCTTCAGAGAAAGATAATTTTAGTATAGTGGTTTTAGAAATACATCCTGATCATTCTCGGATAGTATACTGTTGGACCACCAATCGAAATAATTTTAAAGATAGACAAAAAACAGGACTGGTTAATGAATATGATTTTTATGGATTTTGCGCTAGAAAAATACGTAATCTTATGAAAACTTTTCCTCCTATTAAGATAGGCATGGATGCTCAGGGTGGAGGAGTAGCCATAGAAGAAGCCTTACACGATCCTGGTAAGTTAGAAGACGGAGAATCTTTAATTTGGCCAACTATAGATAACAACAAACCAAAAGATACAGATGATCAGCCAGGACTTCACATTTTAGAATTAGTTCAATTTGCTAGAGCAGACTGGACTAGTCAAGCTAATCATGGTCTTAGGAAAGATTTAGAAGATAAAGTTTTATTATTTCCAAGATTTGACCAAATTAGTTTAGCTTTAGCTTTGGACAAAGAAAATAAAGATATTATGGAAACAGATTTTAATAATATATATGATAATCAAAGCGATTGTATTCTAGAAATAGAAGAACTAAAAAACGAGCTTACAACTATTGTTATGAGTCAAACAAGTACAGGTTCAGGAGGAAGAGATAGATGGGATACTCCAGAAGTTAAACTTCCTAATGGTAAAAAGGGCAAGTTAAGAAAAGATAGATATAGCGCTCTAATCATAGCAAACATGTTAGCAAGGCAAATAAATAGATGTTTAACTCCAGTGACATTTGATATTATAGGATCAAATTTACGTGATGATTTTAAAAAGAGTACTAACGGAGAACTATATAAAGGACCAACTTGGTTTACAGGAGCAGCTAACGATGATATATATAAAGGAATTTATAGATAATTGTGTATACTAATCAATAGTATTAACAATCACATTATAATTGTATTAAAATATGACAGATAATCCAAACAAAACTAATGCGGCCATTCCAAACGCTGAAATACTACCTCCAGAACAAGCATATGTTACATGGGGAGATGAAAATCTAGATGATAAAAGAGCAGCATTAAATGAAGCATCAAAAGCTTTAGATGAATTTACCGTAATAGATAAAAGTACCGCCAACAACAGTAGGTATCGTTTGGATTTTTCTAATCTTGACGGACCAACTAGTGGGCGTCCTGGATTAACACGTAGTGATTATGACTATTTTAGACCAGAAGAAAGTATTCCTACCCACATTAAAGGAATACTAAATAAAGCAGATGTCGTTTATAACAGAGTTGGATTAGTAAAAAATGTTATTGATCTTATGGGAGATTTTGCTTGTCAAGGCATTAGATTGGTTCATCCAAATAAAAGAATAGAAAGATTTTATAGAAATTGGTTTGATAAAGTTAGTGGCGAAGAAAGAAGCGAAAGATTTTTAAATAATTTATATCGTGTTGGTAATGTTGTTATCAATAGACAAACTGCTAAGATTAGTGTAAAAGTTGAAGATAGCCTATATAAGAGTGTCGGAAGTCCAGATTTAATTATTAATCAAAACGAACCCAAAGTAGAAAAAAGAGAAATTCCTTGGAAATATACTTTTATTGATCCTATATATGTAGATGTTATTGGAGGATCACTATCATCATTCGTTCAAAATAAAACTTATTCTATTGTTATTCCAGCAGGACTACGCAAAATTATTAACAGTCCTAAAAATGATGCTGAAAGAAAAATTATTGATCAGCTACCTTTAGCAATTATAGATGCGGCCAAAACTAAGAAGCCATATGTTTTAGATCCTGAAAAGACTCTGGTTTTTCATTATAAAAAAGATGATTGGAAGACTTGGGCATATCCTATGATTTATAGTATCATGGATGATATTAACGTTATTGAAAAATTAAAACTAGCAGATTTAGCAGCATTAGATGGTGCTATTAGTAATATTCGTATTTTCAAGTTAGGTAGTTTAGAGCATAAAATTGCACCTACTCCAGCAGCTGCTAGTAAACTAAGTAGTATTTTACAAAATAATGTTGGCGGAGGAACCATAGATTTAGTTTGGGGTCCAGATATTGAAATGTTAGAAAGCAAAACTAATGTTCATCAATTTTTAGGAGAAGGAAAGTATACTCCACATTTAAATAGCGTTTATGCAGGACTCGGTATTCCTCCAACCCTAACTGGCACGTATGGCGCTGCTGGAACTACAAATAATTTTATCAGCCTAAAAACATTAACTCAAAGACTACAGTATGGTCGCAAAGTACTAATGGCATTTTGGAAAAAAGAAATTGCTATGGTACAAAAAGCTATGGGTTTCAGATTTCCTGCGAAGATAGAATTCGATAGAATGGACTTAAGTAATGAAGAAGCGGAAAAAGCATTATTAATTCAACTAGCCGATAGAAACATAGTTTCTGACGAACTAATTCAAAGAGTCTTTGGTTTTGATCCAGAAACGGAGAAAACTAGACTTAATAGAGAAAACAGAGAAAGAAAAAATAAAAGAATGGTCAATAAAGCTGGTCCATTTTTTGATGCCAACTTTGAAAATACTGCTAAGAAAATGGCTATGCAGCTTGGTTTAGCTACTCCATCACAAATAGGAATAGATTTAGACAAAAAGAAAAAAGGAGAGATGAATGCTGTCGAGATTAAAACACAGTTTCCTCCTATCAAAACCTCTCCATTAGGAGGAGATAATTCTTCTAAGTCTTTACCGGGACAACCCCAACAAGGAAGACCTAGAAACAGCAAAGATTCTAACAAAAGGAAAACTAAAGAATTTTCCCCACAAACCGGTGCTTCTTTAAATATTTGGTCGTTGGATACACAAGACAAAATTTCTAATATTGTTAATCCTATCTTATTAGAATTTTATAATAAAAAAAATATGAGAAGTCTAGCCAATACAGAATATGAAGAAGCAGAAGCAACCAAAGCTAAAATCTTTTTTTCAATAGAACCGTTTGCGGAAGTCACGACAGAGTTAGTTTTATCAAAACTCAATACTATCAATAGTATTGAAATTAATACTAAATATTATCAGTACCAACAATTTAATAAGGCAATAAATAGAGAATTGAATAGACCACTCACCGCAGAAGAAACAAAGTATACAAAATCTTATTTGTATCAACTGGTGTATCTATCTTAATAGACCACTTTACAAAGAAAGTATTTATGAAAATTTTTGAAGCAGAATTAAATGACGGACTAGAAAACGCACTATCCGCCCAGGCTTCTTTAACTTACGCCTCTTTAGCAGAACCATCTACAAGCAATTCCTGCATAAAAATAAATGATATAAAAGCTTTAGCTGGGTTGGAGGATAAAGACTTATACTATACTCAATCCATATTAGTTACTACTTCTTGGAATAAAAATGATGATATTTTTGATAAGGATGAGGTTTGGGCAGCTAAAAATACCCCAATTCATAAACCTACTAATTTAGAGCATAATGAAGGTATTATCGTGGGTCACATTACATCTAATTGGCCTATTACAGATGATGGAATTTTGATAGATCAATCTACTCCCTTAGAAAACTTACCTAATAAATATCATATATTAACCGGATCTGTTATTTATGTAGGATATACAGAACCAGACCTCAAAGAAAGATCACAAAAATTAATTGCTGAAATTGAAAATGGAACTAAATATGTTAGTATGGAATGTTTTTTTAAAGGTTTTGATTATGGATTAATAAATAAAAGTACTGGAGAATACAAAGTTCTTAGCAGAGCAGAGGATACAGCATTTTTAACAAAACATCTTAGAGCATATGGTGGTGTTGGTGAATATCAAGACCATAAAATTGGTAGAGTTTTAAGACAAATAACATTCTCTGGTAAGGGTTTTGTTGATAAACCAGCCAACCCAGAAAGTGTTATTTTTACTCAAAATAGTCTAAAAATTCAAAAAAATATTGGCGAGCTAGAATTACAACAAGAAAAAAAAGATACTTTTGAAAATATAGGTGTATTTTCAAATCAAGCCAACCTAAAGGAGAATGATATGAGTTTAGAAAAAGAAGTTGTCGAAATTAAAGAAAAAATCGAAGCTATGTCTCAATGCAAAGACGCTATTGCTGAAGTAAAAAGCTTAGCTTCTGATCTAGAAAGTAAGAACGCAGAACTTTCTGCTAAGCTCCAAGCCACAGAAACAGAACTATCTGAAGTCAAAACTGTTGTTGTCGAAAAAGAAGAAGCTGCTAAAAAGATGGCAGAAGATATGAAGAAAAAAGACGAAGAAATGCAAAAGATGAAAGCAGATTTTGATGCTGCTAATGAAATTCTCGCTGCCTATAAAGACAAAGAAGCAGAAATGATGAAAAAAGAAAAGAAAATGAAAAGAATGGCAACTCTTCTTGAAACCGGCTTTGAAACCGAGCTTGCTACAAGCACAGTTGAAAAGTTTGAAGGTCTTGACGATGCTTCTTTTGACAGCATGACAGAAGTTTTTGCTGCTATGATGCCAATGAAGAAAAAGAAAATGGAAGAAGAAGCAATGATGATGAAGAAAAAGGCTTCTGAAGAAACTGCCGATGTTTTAGAAACAGCAGAAACAGAAGAAACCATTGATCTTAGTGTTGGTAGCGAAGAAACAGTTTCTGAAGCTGAAAACACAAGAGCTGCTTTAGTTGATTTTGTGTATAACAGACTAGGTAAAAAACTAAATAAGGGAGAGTGAACATGGCTTTAAAACCAGATCGTATCGAAGCATATACAGATATCTCGTTCTTCATGAACGAAACAGGTGAACGTGGTGGTATAGTTGTGCATGTTAGTGGTGGCAGCGGAGTTAGTATGGATGATGCTAACGCTGTTGTAGAATATGCCGCTAATCAATCCGGCACCAAGCCCGCTGGCTTATTGCTAAATGATGTTGTTGATCTTGATCTAACAAGACAGCACATCAACTGGCATAAAGATGAAGTTCAGATTGGCAGTAAAGTAACATTACTACGTCAAGGCCAAGTGGTTACTAACGTAGTTAGTGGTACTCCAACAATCGGTGCCGATGCTTACTATGGTGTTAATGGAGTTCTCACAATAACAAGTACAAATAGTACTAAGGTTGGTAGATTCCTCAGCACTCTAGATGCAGATGGTTATGTAAAAGTAGACATTAATATAACATGATAAGGGAGAAAAATATGGCCAATAAACGTTTTGAAGCAACTCCAGAATTAACAGATCTTCTTGTTCGTTCTGGTTCGCTAAATAAGGAAGTAGCTTTAGGTGCTAATGCAGAGTTTGCTAAGGCCCTAGAACTTCCTCTTCGTCAAGGTGTTCTAAATGGTGATATTCTTGATGGTATTTTTGAGCCAATCGTATTAGCTCAAAGTGCTACTCCAGAATTTCCACTAGACTTTCTTGCTCCAGGTACTGAAAAAGACTTTGTGGCTTATACCATTCCAAATCATGGTTATATTCCACAGCGTCATGTTGAAGGCGATTATGTCATGGTTCCAACCTATGACATTGGCGCTAGTATTGATTATCTTCTAAAGTATGCTCGTGACGCCCGTTGGGACGTTGTTGGTCGTGCTATGGAAGTTCTCGAAGCTCAATTTGTCAAGAAGATGAATGACGATGGTTGGCACACACTATTAGCTGCTGGTGTTGATCGCAACATCGTAGTATACGATAGTGATGCTGATGCTGGTCAATTCACCAAGCGTTTAGTTAGTCTTATGAAGACTGTTATGCGCAGAAATGGTGGTGGTAACAGCGCTAGTAACAACCGTGGTTTATTAACTGATCTTTATGTTAGTCCAGAAGCTATGGAAGACATTCGCAACTGGGGTGTTGATCAAGTTGATGAAATCACTCGTCGTGAGATCTATGTTGCTGCTGATGGTACTCTTAACAGAGTATTCGGCGTCAATCTACACGATCTTGATGAGCTTGGTGAAGATCAACAATATCAACTGTTCTATGAAAACGTTCTAAATGCTAGCCTTCCAGCTACTGACGTTGAACTAGTCGTTGGTCTTGATCTTCGCAAGAGAGATAGTTTCATTATGCCAGTGCGTCAAGAAGTTCAAATCTTCGAAGACGATACACTACATCGCCAAAAGCGAGCTGGCTTCTATGGTTGGGCTGAACAGGGTTTTGCTGTTCTTGATAATCGTAGAGTTCTACTTGGTTCTCTCTGATCGGTTTTTAATGCTCTTAGAAAAGAAGGCTGGCGCTTGTCGCCGGCCTTTTTTTTTAGGTGTATTATAACTAATAGATATCTTTTTTATTAAAATAAAGGGACAATATGTACTGGCAAATTGAAATTCCTATTATTGTAAGAACTTTGATCAATGACTTAGAAACTATTCCAACATACTCTGATGATAGAATACAACAACTAGCCACAGTTGCTGCTCAGTATGTGGCCAAAGATGCTAACTTAACTACTAATTATACTATCAATATTATTAATCAAACTATTAGTCCTGATCCTAGTGATCCTAGTTCTAGAGATGTTGATTTTATTGGATTGATAGCTTTAAAAAGTGCATGTATTTTAGATCAAAGCACATTCAGAACCAAAGCCGCTCTAGAGGGTATTAGAACCGCTTTAGGGTCTGCTAATTTAAGTATTAGTGGCAATATAGCAGGATATAAAATGATACTAGACCAAGACCAAGGGCCGTGCAAACTCTACGAGCAATTGATCTTAGATCATAATATAGGTAATGCTACTGCTGTTAGTGCTGTGCTTAGTCCTTTTGTTGGTAATAATTTTGATCCAAGATACTTATTAAGAGGATCTTTTAGAAGCACTAATAGTAATGACTTTTACTCCTGATAAGGATATTTATGATAAACTTTGCTGGATTAAAAACTTTATATAATAATCAAATGGATATGTTATTAGCAGATACGGGCCTAGCTACAGAGGTCATTTTTACATTTGGTGTTAGCAAAAAACAATTGTGTCCAAATTGTATTTTTGATGCTAATCTTAAAAAGTCGGCTAATAAATATAAGTCTGGTGGTCCAATACAATTTGATTTAGGTAAATTATGTCCATATTGTAATGGTATAGGGTATTATGGCGAAACTAATACTGAAACAGGATATTTAGCAATTATTTGGGACTATAAAAAATGGATCAATCCTCCTCCAAATATAGCAATAGCAGATGGTATGATACAAACTATCTGCGATAAAACATATTTACCATCTATTAGACAATGTAAAGATATTATAGTATCATATCCTAGTAGTAATAATAAAAAACATAAATTTCAACTATTCTCAGAACCCAACCCTGCCGGTTTAGGTGATAATAACTATATTATTACTCTTTGGAAAAAGGTAAATTAATTATGCGTCTTAGTTTTAAGCTATTAGATAGTTCCAAAGATATTCAACAAAAAATACTTAGTGCTATTTTACCTGAAATAACTAGCTTAATGAATAAAGCAACTCTTAAACTTAAACAAAATTTACCTGATATTATTAGAAATGCAATTATTAATACTCCAGAATATGAATCTTTATCTATTGGTAAACTAAAATATGAGTTTGGTATAGCTAATGTTGATAGTAAATTATCTAGTTTACTAAATGTATGGAGTACTAATATTAGTTATCAATATCAGGCTCCTATTGTTACTGGAAGTAGAATAAAATCCTCATTTTCTGCTAGTATGATAAAAGCAGACTTTTCAGATGTGTTATACGCAGATTTTGCTGCTGTGGTTGATACTGTTAGAGGATATACTTTACCATGGCTTGAATGGTTATTATTAGAGGGTAATAAAACTATTGTTAAAAATTATGAAGTGGTTTTTGGTGCTAATAAATTTTCTAGAACAGGATTTGCTGTTATGCAGCCGTCCAGAAGATCCTGGAGAGTACCACCCGAGTTCTCCGGTACTTCTAGGGATAACTGGATAACTAGAGCAATAGACAATGCTGAACCTATCATACAAAAATTATTAGATGAGGCATTCTTATGAGCATATGTAATATTAATACTACATTTAAAAATGTAAATAATATTGGACAAGATTTATTATTAAATATTTTAGAATCTAATCTTAAAACATATTTAGATTGGGCATTTTTAGATATAGGAGCATGGTTTGATGCTTCTATTGGAGTAAGCGGAATTTATGGAACAAATCAACATTCTAAATTAATGTTAGTTGTTGATCCAGCGTATGATGAAGGTCAAGTGTGGCAAGGAATTAGAAAAGACTGGGTATGGGAAACTGGTGTGGTTTTTAGTAGCGGTAGTCCCATTAATATAAGTGGAGTTTATATAGATAATAATTTTAATCCATATTCTAGTGGAGATTTCATAGTAGATTATCCATTAGGACGAATAGTTTTTGATACTGCTATAGACGAGGATAGCGAAGTTAAAGTAAATTACAGCTATAGATATGTACAAGTATATAGAGGTAGCGACAGCCCCTGGTTCAATGTGTTACAGTTTTCTACTTATGAAACTAATAATTTAGATATATCTCGCACAGAAGATGGAGACTGGAGTATTGGTGGACAACACAGAATACAAATGCCAGCAATAGTTATAGAATCTTTAGCAAAATCCAGATCCAGACCATATGAAATTGGCAATAATAATCTAATTATAGAACAAGATATAGCTTTTCATATTTTGGCCGAAAATAAAAACGACAGAAATAAACTCTTAGACATCATAAGACTGCAACAAGATAGTGTTATTGTATTATATAATACTAATACTATAGCTCAAAATGACCTATATCCATTAGACTATAATGGTGATCGTAAAAATAATGCACTAATGTATCCTGATATGGTTAATCAGTATGGTTGGAGAAAATGCTGGATTAAAAATATAAACCTTTTTGAGATAGAGTCTGTTCATCCTTCTTTATTTATGGGTATGGCAAGAGCCACCACCGAGATAATTTCAGAGTAGTTTGTAATTTTTTGTGTATATAATTATAGTCGCGTATCATTTTTTAATGGAGATTAATTATGGCCAATAATCGTATTTATTACGCAATTCAACAAGTCACACTAGGGTCTGGTAATACTCCAGTACATGGTTTACAAAGTGTTGGTTTAACAACAAATTTTAATCTAGAACAAGTATTCGAACTAGGTCAATTATCAATCTATCAGAACGTTGAAAATATTCCTGATATTGAAGTGACGCTCAACAAGGTTCTAGATGGTTATCCTCTTATTTACGTATTGGCCACAGAAGGTGGTACTGGAATTAACTCTAGTTTAGTAGCTAGTAGTCCTGATCTTGCTGGTCGCCAAAATGCCAGAGCAGATATGGTTTTATCTATTTATAATGATACTCTAACTAGTGCTTCTGGCACTAGTTTTGCCAAAGTGGTTTGCTCTGGTATGTATGTTAGTAGTGTTAGTTACACTTTCCCAGTAGATGGCAACTTCACAGAAGATGTTACTCTTGTAGGTAATGACAAAATTTGGGGAGGTTCCGCCACTGGAGCATTTAACAATTCTGATGAACCAGAAGCTGTTGAGGGAGTAAACCGTAGACAACACTTGGTAATGGGTAGCGGAGCTTCGGTATTTCCAACCCAGATCCCAGGCATCAGCACTGCTGGTCCAACTCTTGGCAACAATCTTCTTGTGGGTAATGGTAGTGGTCACAATGTGCATTTTCAAAGCGTAACAGTTAGCACCGATCTTGGTCGTGAAGCTATCTTCGAACTAGGCACAATGGCAGCATATCATAGATATGTAACATTCCCAGTAGAAGTAACTAGCGAATTTGAAGTTATTGCTACAAGTGGAGATGGTATTAACGCTACTGAAAATGGTTATTTCACTGGAGATTACAGTTATGGTGGCTCAAGTTCAGTATTTACAAGTGGAGATGCTTGTACTCCTAGATTTAATCTATTAGATCAAAAGATTTATCTAGAAACCTGCGAAGGTACCAAGATTTATCTTGGAGATAAAAACAAGTTGTCCTCAGTAAATTATACTGGTGGTGATACTGGTGGTGGAAATGCTACTATTACCTATAGTTATACTACTTTTAACGATTTTGTGGTAGCACATTCTGGTGGAAATGAAGATTTCTATACTGGTTTAACCAAAGACGGATATTCTGCTCCCTGAAAAGATTGATTAGATTCGGATAATGGACTTTATATGGAGAATGGAATTATAGATAATTATTTATCCAGAATTTTATCTGGATATTTAATTTTTAATTATAATAATAAGTTTTATAAACTAATCTATCCAAATATAGATTTAAAATATAAAGCTGAACTATATGCTCAAGAAGAATATGAAAATAATAAATATAATGATTGGATAAGTGAAGAACAAGTTAATTATTTTTTAATGATACTTGATCTTTGGTCTCCAGACATGGATACTAATCTTAAAAATATTGAGAAAAAAATAGAGGATCTAAAAGTTGAATTATATAATAATTTTTTAAATCCTTCTGCTATTAAAAATATTAAAAAAAATATTTCTAATTATAAAAAGAATCAAGAAAATTTACTATATAGAAAACATTATTTAGATAATTTTACGCATAAAGGATATGTATCAACACTTAAAAATCAATATTTACTTATACACAGTCTATATAATGATAAAGATGAAAAATATTTTAGTTATCCCGATATAGATTACAATACTCTTAATTCTTTTTCTAGTATTATTAGTCATAATCAGATAGATATCTCAATTTTTAGAATTATAGCTAGACACGAAAAATGGAAAAATTATTGGTCTACTAACAAA